ACCTTTAAGAGCTCCTGCTTCAAACTGATTAATATCGGTTGGAGTTAACAACATTCCTAACGAGTCAATAACAAATAAGACTTTTGGACGTTCTTCCATTGCCCTATATTCTTTCATAAACTCGTGAATTGTTTTAGCAACATCATCAATCATTGCCATGTTAAGTTTTAACAGTTTATCTTCACTAGTATCAACACCTAACGCCTTAAGCCATTCTTCGTCAAGAGCGTTTTCACTGTCTACTAGGATAACATAGATACCATCTTTCTGTGCATTGCGAATTAAGTTGCCAGAACAAATATAACTTTTGCCTGCACCGCTTTCCCCAGCAAACACAGTGACTTTGCCAAGAGGAACACCTTTATGGAAATCACCTGAAATAAGATAATTGAGAGTATAGTTGCCTGTACTAACCCAATCAGTTGGATCATTAAACCCAACACCTAAACCGTCAATACTTTTTGTTAATGTCTTTCTAAATTTTGATAAGTCAAATGCTTTAGTAGCCATATCAATTATCCAAATCCATAGTATTGTATTCTTTGATCAATGCGATCAATTCTTCTTCCGTATTGCAGACTGTCTTAGTGTTCTTCCAGTCTTCTTTTTTATCGCGACCACCAATTTCAACCATCCATGCGTTGTCGTAACGATTGATAGTGATTGATTCATTTACTTTTGCTAGTTTAGTTAGTTTTGCCATTTTTTTCTCCTAATGATAAATGCCCCCGGGGGACCTTATAGGAACTATACCGGGAGCTGTATTTTTTACTTTTGACGATTGCGAATCATTGCCAAGATATCTTGAGCACGTGAATCGCCACCTGCGCTTGCTTCAGCTTTTGGTGCTGTAACAGGTGTTGCCTTAGCTACTGGAGCAGGCTCGTCATCATAGTCATCACTTGCCGCTGGTGCTGATGATGCTTTAGGAGTTGATTTAACAGGATCGCCAGTGTTCTGACTCATGCCTGCTGGTTTATAGTATTGTCCCCAGCGAGAAACATCAAATGGCTCGCCGTCAACGCTTGCTTCAAACATCTCTTTGATAACTTTAAGTTCAACTTCACCTGGTTTCTTAGGTAAAAAGTCTGACAAGTTATACAAACCATGATCTTTAACAGCAGATTGCTCGTCGTCACGCAATGGTCTTGTTTTTCTGCTCCAAGTTGAAGTTGAGTAGTCAGCGTAACCGCCTTTGCTACCTTTCTTCATACGGAAATCAATACCGTTGACATAATCAGTTGGCAAATCTTCCAACTCTGGGTCAACTAGTGCCGCACGAATTAGCTCGTAAATTTGAGGACCAATAATGAATCGACGAATTGGATTCTCTGGTTTTTCAGTTTCTTTTAAACCGTCTTCAACAACAAATCCTTGGAAGATGTAACTGCGTTTCTTCCAATATTTACGACCCATATCTTCTAGTGCAGGGTCTTTAAACCAAGCACGTACCTCAGTCAAGATGGGGCAAGTTTCTCCATACATTTCCATGCATGGTACTTGTACGATTGTTTGCTTATTATCGGTTTCACCTTTGATGCCTGCAAACGGCAATTTGATCATTGCACGTTCAACCCAGAAAAAAGTGTTGTTTTCGTTACCGTCGGGTAGAAAGCGAAGTGTTGATTCGCTACCCTCTTTTAGATTCCAGAACGGATAAATTGAATTATCACCGCCTGTACGTTCTCCTGAACCTTTTGATTCAGATGCCTTAAGTTTTGCTCTAATTTCAGCCAAAGTTGCCATAATATTTCTCCTTTTAATATGCCTTTGTTTTTGCCTGTATGTTTTACTAGTTAATAAAACAAAAAGTGCATATACCCTGTAGTATACGCACTTTTATTTATATCTGCAAGTATTATTTTGCCTAAAAGCGATTTTTATTTGCCAAATGCAAGACTTCGAATTTGTTCCAGTTCTTCAGAATATGTTTCGTCCATTGGTACTGGTACTGGTACACCTTTTTCTCCTTTTTTCGGAGGATCTGATGTCCATACACCGTTTTTTATAGTACCGAGTGCCGGGTTCGGTTTCTCTCCAGGCTTTGGTGTTGGCTTTGCTTTTGCTGGTGCCGGTTTCTCTCCAGGCGTTGGTTTAACTGACCTAGGATCCGGCCTATTTAAAATACCATCATCGGGCTCATTAGGTGGCGGAATGTCTGGTTTGCCTTTATCTGGAGGATCTGATGTCCACACGCCGCCACGAATGCTACCTTCAGTTATGTCTTTAATTTTCATAATTATTTTCCGTAATTAATTAAACTAACAATACGGGCTAATGCAGGATCAGCTGTAAGCAGTTGTCCATCAGATTCAGCAGATTCTTTAGCAAAAGGCATTCCTCGTCCTGAGGCAATTTTTTGATCTTTAGGATCTTTAAAATAACTTACTGGAATTTGATTTGCACCAGGCATTCTAGATAAAATATATGGATCTTGTGGGTTTGCGCCGCCTAACCATTTTTGTTGGTCAGGTGTAAGTGCCGCAGGTGCCGCCGCAGGTGCCGCGGCCGGTTGTCCACCCTGACCTCCTCCTAAGCCTCTAGTTAATGCTTGTCCTTGTTGTTGTGCTGCCGCAAATGTTGCATCAGTGCCAAATTCCGAACCGGCTGCTGTTTGTTGCCCTGGTTGATTTTTTTGGATTGCAGCTAGAACATCTTTATTGGTTTGATCAACCGCCTGTTGGCCAGCATTTGGAGCTGCGGCACCTTGTTGAGCTTGTGTTACTGCTGTTGCAACTCCCGGAGCATTTCCTCCTAAACCATTTCCTTGTTGTTGTTGGCTAGCTCCCACAGCACCTGAGCCGCCACCTAAAGCACTAGTTTTATTAGTAGTGCTTGCATTGCCTTCACCGCCTGCTGCCGCAATGGCCTGACCCATATCAGTAGATTGCGCATTCATAGCAGATTGTTGAATAGGTGTTTGAGGTGTTACTTTTGCGCTGCCGTCGCCAGCCGCTGTTGCAGGTGCTGCCGCTGTTGCAGGTGCTGCCGCTGTTGCAGGTGCTGCCGCTGTTGCAGGTGCTGCCGCTGTTGCAGGTGCTGCCGCTGGCGCTTTTGCCGCAATCTTACTTAGATTATCTCCTGCTACTACTTTGTAGTCTGGGGCACCGTTAGGCATTTTTAATACTTGTCCTGGCTTAATCATATTAGGATTTGGGCCAATCGTTGATTTGTTTAAATCATAAATTGCCTTCCAGCCTGTGCTACCACCGCTAGGGCGGCCGCCTTGGCCAGCTGCTGGCGCTGCGGCTGCTGGAGCAGGTGTGCCTGGTGTGCCGTCGGGTTTAATTGGAGTTCCGGCTTCGTCGTACCCAGGTTTACCAGCATCAGCAGGTCCTTCATGTAATGCTAGAATATTTTCTAATCTTGCTACTCTAGCTAATAAATCTGATTCGGTTATTCTTTTCATTTTTAAATCCTTGCTAATTTAAGTATTCTATCTAAACTTTCTGCTATCTTATTTCCAGCTTCGTCATACCCAGGTTGTCCGCCCATAAATTTGTCACTTTGTGCTTGAACTTTAGGCAAGGGTAATGAATCATCTATTTTTTTCATTGTAGCAGGACTTATCCACATAGTATGATGGACTTGTTGCATTAAACTTTCAAATTCTGCCTTAAGTTTAGGGTTAGGATTACTTGCCATAAATTTTCTACAAGCATAATAAGTATTAGGGCCAAATCTTCCATCTGTTTGTAAGTTCTTGCCATTCATACCTTTTAAACCTAACTTAGATAACCATTCTTGTAATTTAGCAGTACCGGGGTCCCGTGCGGCTAACTTTTTATCAACAGTTACCTTGTCTTTGTCTACTATTGTTTCATTATCATCAAGTGCATTTGGATTAGTTTTGATATCTCCACTAACTTTTGTTTTATCGGTACCAGATGATCCATTGCCTTCACCGCCAAGGGCTGCAATTTGCTGTCCATAATTTGAATTGGATGGCAATTCTTTACCATCTACTTTCTTTTCAGGATTAGGTGGCCCAAGTATTACTCCACCTTGATCTATTTGTTGCATTATTGCCGAATCTTCAGCTGTAATCGGAGCGTCCATGAGACCAAGAGCCATATTTTTTAATTCTTCTTTATCGTGGTCATTAGGCTTGCTCTTCATAAATTGAACCAAGGCAAAATACGTGTGCGCATCAAATTTACCATTCATCTCTAAAGGTTTATCATCGTATCCTTTACCAGATCCATGAGAAATTAAATAGGTCTTAACCTGATTAACTTTATTAGAACTTGGGTCCTCTAAAAGTTGTAGATATTTTCTTAGAGTCATTTCATCCCCTTGAGTATGTTTAAAATGTGCTCTTTAGGGTCAACTAATTCTTCTTCGACTTGGTTTTCATGCGGTTTCCAAGATAACTCGTCGTTTTTGTTAGAATGATGCATTGACTTCATAAGACTATCAAAATCAACTTTTGAAACTGCTTCTTTTACAGGTAATCCAGCAAGTTGTAAAATTTTATTCTGTTCTGCTAGTGACGAACTTGGATCTAGTCTATCAATGAGTGCATAGGCTTTTTTAACATCCGCTACAGTAGCATTAGGGAATTTACCATTTTTAAAATCTTTTTTAATTTTAATTTTTGCTTTGGTATTTCCAATGGTTAAATTGCCTTGTGTGCCGTCGAGGGACTCGTCTTGAGCATGAGAGTTCCAAAAACCGCTAATGCTTGATAATATTTCATCTAATCCACTTTTATCCGACTCTGGCTCTTCAAATCCACATTCCATTGCAGTTAGTCCACACTCACGCATAGCATCATGCAATGTCATTTCTTTATGGCCAAAGTCTAGTTTTGTATCTAAGTCTGCGCCAGCATGTTTAGCTTTAGCAATAGCGTGTTTTAATTTTTCAGCTCTGTTCTTTTTAAACTCATCGTACTCATCCCAACCTCTAAAGATTTTTTCTTTAGGGGGGCTTGCTTCGTCCGGTTGTTTAAACAAATGTTTGTAACCTAAACGATCATCTTCTGTTTCTGCCATTGGAGCTGGTGCTGGTGGAGGAGGTGCTGCCCCGCCTGGAGGTGCTGGTGGAGGAGGTGCTGCCCCACCTGGAGGTGCTGGTGGAGGAGTCTCTTCTGGTGCTGGTGGAGGAGTTTCTTCTGGCTCGGGTAAATCTTTACCGCCAACTTCGCCTTCACCGCCGAAGTCTAAATAATCAATAACATCTGCAACATCTTTGTCATGTTTGGCTAGATCTTTTAATTCAATTTCAATTGCCGATCTAGCATCAATACTTGGATCTAATTCTTGCAATTTAGACAATAACTGTTGATGCTCTGGTGCATCGATTAGACCTTTAAGGCTATCTATAACATTAGATCCGCCTGCACCAGCTAACAGTTCTGCGTCCATAATTTTATTAAATTTTAGTACGGCTTGTTTTCTTACAGTCATGTTAGGACTGAATAACGTATTTGTTCCTGCGCCAGCTGATTCTTCTTCAGTTTGTATACTGTAGATAAAATTTTCTAAATAATCTTCAGGTTGTTGGGATTCACGAGCAGGTCTTGCAGCCTGTCCTGAGTCAGGCTTAAACATTTTATTAAAAGCCGATTGAACTACATTTGACTTAGATACAGCGGGTGGATGATTAAACTTATTTAATGCGTTATTAAATGCCACTTGCGGGCCTACGTCAAATGGATTGTCAGTTGCTGGATATTTGACTTTATATTGTTTGGCTACCTCTTTTGGAGGTGTGCCGGACTTCATTAAGTTGTACATAGAGTTTTCTAACTCTTTGTCTGAACCTAATACTGTTTCACCAATTAAATCGTCTGGTGTTAATTCTTTAATAGGGATGTCTGACTCATCTATAAATTTATAAATGTATGGGAATACTGCTTTTAATTCTTCATTGAACGATCTAATTGTTAATCTATCAACTAAGGTATCAACAATATCTTCGGGAATTAAGTCTTCTTCTTGTTCAACAAAACTTTCGGCAAATTCTTCGTAGTACGATGTTCTTTGTAATTTGCTTAAAGTTTCTTTTATTTGATCAATTCTATCTACAACTTGGCCAGTTACATAACTCATAGTCTCAGATAATTGATCTTGTCTTGTAACGTAACCTTTAAATTTTCTTAAACTTGCTAATTCTTCACTTAATCCAACAATGTACTTGCCGATACTGTCATAAGGATTGCCACCAGCTTTGATATGTTCTGCAAGTGCCCTAGCACCATTTAAATGTTTTAGTGGATATTTAAATCTTTCGCCGTGTACGTTTTCAATATAAATGCCTTCAATGTGCATTGTTCGTCCAGCTGGTAAATCAATGTTAACTGGTTGAGTATGTTTGATAACTAGTCTAGCTTCACCTAAGTCTTGGTAACTAATTTTTGAAGTGCCGTATAGTTTGCTTTCCATTATTGGTGATTCCTTAGGGTTTTGTTGAGCTTGATAATCTCGTTTATCTAAATTACTTTTAGATAAAGAAACTACTTTAAAATCGATTAATTTAGGCTTGGCAAATTTTCCTAACGATCTAATAAACTGAAAAGCTCTTGGATGTTGGGTTTTATCTAAGTCTCCCCCAATTTGAACTACAAGTCCTTCATCCGGATCAAGATTTATAGCCAGTGTTCCTAGTGTTACGCCACCTTCTTTATAAGGAAATTCAAAAAATCTAGCCTTAGGATAATCTACTTTTTTAGTTAAAATTTCGCCGTTTTCGTCAGCCAATTCTATATCAGAAAACCTGGTTTGCAGTTTTCCGTATAGCTCCTTGGCAATTGTGTCTAAATTGATGTCCATGTTATATTTATCACATGCCTAGCGAAACAAATATAGGCATAGGGGGCTCGAACTCGTCAACAGTTTCCCAATTGCTAGGTACTTTGATGCGTTCAAAAACGGCTGGATCCCACTCTGCTAGCAACTGGCTCATCCTAACAACTAATAACAATGAGGACACAAGATCGTCGTGTTCGCCCTGTTTAGCTTTAAAACTTGCGCCGTGAGCTATAAACGTTTTTAGCTCACTGATTAAGCTCTTGCTGTTAAGTGTCATTTTATTTTCTTCTATCATGAATTTAACTTTAGCACAAATAGATATTTTTGTACCAAAAGTTGTGTTAAATCCTTTGCGGAATTTACGTACATGCCCTTTGCGCATTGGTTCACTTAAAAATAAACCAGGAAACGTATCTTCTCCTAGATTGTCAATTACCACCAAGGCGCTTTCCCCTACGGTATTGTTTTCAACACTCCAGTAAATTTGATTCATTTTGTCAGCACCAATAGTGTCTTGTATATGCTTTAGTATATCTCGCATTATCTTAACTTGGCCTTGAATAGGCGTCATGTTATGATGCCATTCTCCTACTTGTATAAAACTAGGAACTTCAAATACTTGAATAGCACCATAGTCGCCGCCAGTTCCCAAACTAGGATCTAAACTAACTAGGTAAACTTGATCGGGATCTAACTTTTTATACCAGCGTACTTGCCCCATTTTAAGTATAGGTTCTCTACCTAGTAGATCAACTAGTTTAAGTGAGCTTATTAGCGTCTCATCATAGACTAAGAACTCGCAACCATATTCACGACGGAAACGCTCTTCGCCGATACGTCCTAGTTCTTCTATCTTCCAGTTTTCATCGCGATCAGGGTGTTCCCACCATTCCGCCATAAATCCATGAAAACCATTGCGGCCTAATCCGTCAGTACGTTCATTACCATAACTATCAAACAAATCTTGGCTTTCTTTCCAAATGGTGGCAAATGTATCTTCATCACTATTAGGAGTACTTGTAATAATCGCTTTACCACCAGTTGCTAGTGTAGGTGAAATAGAAGTCCAGAATTCTTCAGCAATATTAGGTTGTACAAACGCAAACTCGTCACAGTATAGTAGTGATATAGACATACCACGACCTGTAGTACCAGTTGTTGTTTGGCTTACTATACGTGAACCGTTTTCAAATTCTATTGACCCTTTATTGTAGCTGATGACACCCGCACGTACATAATCGGGACATAATTCATATCCGTAACGGATACGTTGCATAATTTCCTGTGCACCGGTGTATTTGTGTGCAGCAACTAGAATAGTTTGATCAGGATGAAACATTGCGTACCACAATAAGTAACCAGCGGCACATGTTGTTTTACCGCTTTGACGTGGCATCATGTTAATGTTAAAACGAAAATCATGATAACTGTGTAGTAATCTATTTTGATATTCGTAAGGTTCAAATTTTATTTTACCTTTTGTAGGATGTTGGATATGAAAGAAGTTCTCAACAAAGTACATGTACCCTTCAACGGGATCAGCACATTTTAACAAGTCTTGGACTTGGTCTTCTGTAAACTTTTCTTTGGTATGTGCCTTTTTGGTTAAGACACCGTCTAGTGATTTTGCCATACTTTATTTAATCAAAAAAATAGCTCCCTAAGGAGCTATTTGGCACGGTTCGTACAGGGTGCCAACTGCTTTGACGAATCTTATCTTTCCATGCGATCGTTATATGCGTTTCTCATAGCTTCTTTACGATCTTGATAACGCTTGTAACGTGCTTTGTCTGCATCAGTAGCACCGTCTTTTTCAGCGGCTGCTTTTAATCTGTCGTGATCATGTTTGTCCATTTCACGGCGGTGTTGCGCGGCTGATGAGTTAGGATTGTATGCTTCATTCTTCTTTTCGCCTTCTTTAATTGATTGATAAAGGTCTGCGAGGCGAGATATTAATTCTTCCTGCATTGGATTACCGCCACCGTTAACTTTTAATTTTTCTACGCCTTTGCTAGCCAGGTCATCACCGGTTGCAGTAACAGTATCTATTCCCATATATTCTGGGCCAGACCCGCCAGCTGCTGAATTAGCGTATTCTTCTTCCATGTCATCTAAAATGTCGCCCATCATAGGCTCATTATGATCATGTTCGCCTGGCATGCCAAAAACTACACTGTCATCGCTGTGTTTGCCTGGTTGGTCAAGTTTATCAATATGTTTTAAAATAGATAATAAATCTTGAATTCCGCCAGCACCGTTGCCGCTCATGTTAATACTCATATTAACATTATCGGGTTGTTTAGGTGCTGACATTGGCATCATATCTCCGCCACATTCCTCAACACCTTTTTCAATTGCTACGCCTTCATCAATAGCTTGCAATCTTGCATGTAAATCTTTTAAATTCATCTTATTTTCCTTTAAATGGGTCAGGATTATTCATTTTCTTTGAACCTATAGGACTTACTGCTCCTGATTTTTTATCCACAGTTTTTACTTTTGCTGTCTTTTCAGCAGGTTCTTTTTCAGCTAGAAGTTGATCATTAACACCCTTGTATTGTGTACCTTGATGTTTTGTTGAAGATAAACTTTTTAACATTGACATCACCTTCTTATCGCCTACCATTTCTTGATGATCACTTTTATCATATTCTGAAACTAGTACAGATTTTCCGCTTTTTTCTGCATTAGCATAATTTAATTCTAATTCTTTTTCTTCATGCAAAGTTCTAACACTTACACAACTAATAGCAATTCCTAATTTATCAGCAATTTTATCGCGTAGTTGTACGCTTGTAGCAGGATAAGCAGTAGTTAGGTCAAACGTAGTAACGCTGATATTTTTATGGTCGGGGAAGTCTATATGTGATTCTTGTATTGGTGTACTTTTGCCACCTGTACAAGCATCACATTTAAATTCGCTTAGGCAAATTTTGATAAGCTCTGTGACATTTTTTGGCAGGTCGGCTGCGATTCTAAGTTTAAATTCGTAAACTTTTTTGCTTTCAATTAGGTATTCTTTAAAAGATTTCATATGGTATTCCTGATACTATATTTATTTCATGTTCTTTAATTTTTCAAGCAAGCTATTACGATCACTAATAATAACACCCTCACCGCTAAGTGTTACACCCTCGTCTACGCCTGCTGATTCCTGGTCTATTTTTTGCTTCTTAAGCTGTAGCTCAATCATTTTGAGCTTTTTATCAATTTTGGCAGCTTTTGCGTCAATAGCATTTTTAAGAGATGCTTGAGCAACTTCAAAAATACGTGCAGAGTAACGTGCTTCTACATTCATACCTAAGTCCATTAAGTCGTCATATGCATCTGTAGCACGTTGGGCTAGCGCATCAAATTCTGCGTCGCTGGCATCACCTAGCCCTTTAACTGCTGGCAGGGCGGCACTGATTTTATCAAATTCTGAGATGTCTCGTAAGAACGGTTGTGCTACTTCTTGTTTTTTGGCTTTCTTTTCTTCGGCCTGAACAAGTTTTTTGCTCTCAGGTAAATTTAGTAGTTCTTCAAGTTTTTTAGTCATATATTACTTATATTTTACCTTGATGAAACATGTCATTTTCATTAATAACTCTAAACTTTAATCCTTGCTGTTGGCACCAAAGGGTAGCCGCGGCCCACTTAGCTTGGTTCTTTACAAACTGTGCTTGGTTATACTTGTTTTTACCTACTCGTTCTAAAATAGCTTGGCTAGCAGGTTTAATTTCAATAAGTTCAACATGTATTTTGTTAAACTTGTCAACATATTGTATAAAAAAGTCTGGTACATAAACAGTTTGTCTATTTGTTAGTGGATCTCTATAGGGAATTTGAACAGCTTCACTAGCCCATTTGATTACGTTTTCATTTAGGTCGCAAAAATTCATAAAATTCCATTCCCAGCTAGATCTGTACGTAGGTGTTTTTGTACCTACATACTTGCTGGGATTTTTCATTACAAATTTACCACGTGCAAATTTTGCCATGTTATACTAGAATATTTCTGCTCTCGTATTGGTCAACAATAGGTTCTGTTCTATAACCTAAGAGGCTAGTTTTTTCTCTATACGTGTTTACAATTTGTGCTACAACTTGATTTAATTGTAAGTCAGTTAAATTTTTAAATGTGTCAAGTATTTGAAAGACGGGAACGTTTTCAATCCTAGCCTGATTTAAAACAGTTATAGCAGTTGACATTGCGCTGGTTTGATCAAAACCTCTTTTCATAAAAAATGCTATTGATGCATCTATATCCGCCGCAGGAAAACTTACATTTTTATTGTAATTTTTATCTAAAAATTGTTTTATTTGTGCCGATGAAGAGGTTATTGTTGGTAAGTTAATTGACATGATTAAGTACCCGGAAAGCTGTAACCATTTATATTGTTATTAGAATTTTGGTTAGAAACTGCGTTAGTAGTTGAAGATAAATTTTGAGTATTTTGTGCTTGATTCACCTGTGTTACCTTTTGTACTAAGTTTGATAAAGTATTAGTTTTTTGAGAACTTACAAATGTTGGACTTGCTGAAGTAAGATTAATTTGTCCAGACAACGGACTTGGAGAACTATCATAATGCTCTACTGCAAATCCTTCAGGACTTCCTGCAGATACATTGCCAGTGTCGTATGTTACTGCTTCGTACGCTAGTACCATGCTATTCTCGTGTGTTTTATTTGAAGAGTAATCTAATGTACTTCCTTCCCAAGTAGTTATAACTGGGTTAATTAATTTAGCACTAACCCATTCGTGGCGAGCCATTTGATAGATAGTTATATAATTGAAAAATGGTATTAGAGCGCCTTTATCTAATCCGTAGGGAGCAACAACATAATCATAATTTTTTGTTGCATTTCTTGTATATGCTCCTGGTTTTAGTGCAGATGTAGAATCAGCATAATAGTGTGCATAATAATTTTGCCACAACTGATTGATAATACTCATATTATCGTCATGAAATTTTATAGTGACGTTTTCGTATTTGTGTGTAGTTTGAATTACTTTTTTTCTATTATACTGGTTAGCCTTTGTAATTTCCAGTTCAAACTTTGGAATAGTTGCGGTTTTTACTAACAAATTTATTTCATTTCTATGACTTTCTATTAGTTGTTTATCTTTGACTGCGTTTATGTTTATGTTAAAAGCAACATGAAACATAAAATCAGCTTTAGGTGCTAGCCTAAACTGATCGTCAACAAACACTCTGCTAGCGTGTTGCCAGCTCTTTAGTATTTCTTGACTGCTATTCTGTTCAGATGATGAGGTAGTAAATGCCATACAAATATTTATTACATTTGATTATATGACTATATTATAGCCAAACATAAAAAAGCCTACTTGAAGTAGGCTTTTTAATTAACCGCCTGTTGTTGCGGTTCCACCTCTTTCTTGTTTTGTTCCCTGAATACCAAGACCTGCTGTTGGGCCAGTCTGTACAGCGTTGTCAAACACTATTGCTAATTCAATAACTACAACTTCGTTATTTTTATAAACTAAAGTTCCGTATGTAGTTTTTTGAATGTAACAACCGTACATTTCCCAAGTTTCTAAAACATTAGGATTGTGCGCACCATTGCCGCCATCGAGCATTTCAACTCTTAGGGTGAACTTGTATTCACCTGCACTAGCAGCTGAACTTTGCTCATAGAAATCAAATTGTCTTTGATTCTGTAATCCAATCAACTTGCTCACGTAACCATTAACATCATCACGCAATTTGATTGTTATTGGACTCCACTTGTGTTTGCCGGCATAATGAATTCTGCTGTTGTAAACGTCAATTGTTTGATCTTCGTATTCAACTGTAGGTCTTGCTGCCTCTGTAACTTGTTTAGTAAGTTCAACTGTATTTTGTCCTGACGGACCGCCTAACCCTTCAAAAGATACTCTAAATCTATATTGAAGTTTTGGCATCAACAGACCTTGGCTTGAATTACTTTGATCGCTAGCTAAGGGTACTGTGAAATTTGATAATGCTGCTATTGCCATCTTTTTCTCCTATTTAGGCTCCAAGACCCTTAATCTCGCCAGTGTTTTTCAAGCGTAACGGAATGTAAATAAATTCCACTGCTTTTACTGGTTCAATAGCTATGTCAACGTGTAGTTCATTACGATCAATTCTTGCAGGAGTATTGTTGCTTGTGTCGCATACTACTAAGTAATCGTACAATGCACGTTGACCAACTAGTTCTAAGAGTAAACTTTCTACTTGGTGTTTAATTTCATTTCTTGTAATTGTGTCATTTGGTTCAAACACATATGGTTTTGCCAATATGTCAAGTTGTTTACGTAGATAAATTACTAGGCGGGCAACATTGATACGATCTAAACTACTTGCTGAAAGTTGGCGTGTTTTTTGACCGTAGCAAACTAGACCTGTTCCTGTAATGTATGTAATAGGATTAACATGCACATCGGCTAATGTATCTCTTTGTCCTACATTTAAAGAAACAGTTGTAAATTCGCCAGTCATACCATCTACATAACCTGTAGAGCTTGCATTTGTAATGCCGCCACGGCGTGTACCTGCTGGTGCAAACCATGGATAACTTACGTTGTCGCTTAGAGCAATAGTACGTAACATCATGTGACTTGGAGGAACAACAATGTTATTTCCTATTAAGTCTGTTGTATAACCCCATGGGTAGTAAACTGCTGCATATGGGTCTGTAGAAATTAAACCTTGTTCTCCGTCTACAGCAGCCTTGTTAACGTTATTTCCCCAGTTGTTTAAAGTAGTAGCATCTGGTGTTAATCTAGCTGGAGTGTCAGCTACAATAAACGCACTTAGACCGTTATCAGTATTCAAACCAATTAACGGCTTGAGTGTTTCTAAATATCCAGGGCAACTTAGCAAGTTAAACACCCTTGAATCTGGTTGTCTAATTTCTTGATTGCTCTGTATCAACGCATTTAATGCTGTTAATACTACTTCACGCTGTGCCTTACGGCCAAAACTTCCTGATCCATCTAACTGGTTAGCTGCCTCACTTACCCAACGATCAGGAAAGTATCCAGACATTAATTCGTTTCCTGTCCTGTGATTTAGTGCATTAGTATCAATATAATTCCTTACATATTTTTTAACATTAAATCCGCTACGACGTAAATTCCATAAAAGGATACCTTTTGGATATAACGCAGGATCTGGAGCATCTGGATCTAAGTAGTTGCTAATTAATAGAGACTGGATAGATGCAGGTGTTGAGTCTGCGCCATCTGAGCTCCAACGTGCATCATGGAACACCACACCATTTTCTGTTGTTTGGTCTGCGTTGTTGATAGTTTCCCATTTTTTAGTAGCATAGTTGTATCTATTAATCATTGGAAAGTTTTCTAAATCGCTAGTATCGATCCATAAATCACCATTTGCTAGCGCAGAGCCGTCGCTTTGTGTTTTAGGTTCTGTGGCACTTACGATAGGACCATTAGGATCTAAAGAAGGACCGTTTAATGCAGGGATGCCACCGTTGTGATATCCTGTCCATGTCGTACCATTATGAATCATAATGTCTATTTCGTCAATCATTGAATTGTACCATAGACGACCATCTGCAGGATCTGTTACTGGTGCTGTTGCACTTGCTACTGCAAAGCCAACTGTATTGCCCAAATCATCGACAACTGTCGGAGACCAATTACTAGCTACATAAGAACCCGATACACCACTAGGTGCTGGATAGATATTTGCTGGGGATCCTGCAAAAAGGGCTGCTAGTGGGGAATTAGTACCATCAACAAATCTTATTTCTCCGCCAGCATTGTGACTTAATGTAACTGTTTTATTGCTATTTAATGTAGCACTAACTTTAGAATTAGATAAAGATGCTGTTAGTGCCGCTGCCAATGCTGAAGCATCTGTTTGGTTACCAGCTGCTGTAAATGTTATTGTAGTAGGAGCGTTAGGACTAGCTGAGCCTGCTACACTTTCTGCTAATGTAAATGTATTTGTACCTGCGGTAAGTGTACCGCTACCAATTGGTGCAGTTGTAACTTTTGTTGGGCCAACATTTGCGCGATAATATGCTTTAAATGATGCTTCTGTAGGTGTACCTTCATCATCATTATATTTGACATATACTGCTCCGGACGCTATGTTTATGCCGCCGCCAATTGTATCTAATGTTGCTAATGCGGCTTCTGGAGTAGCAAACAACTGTGTACTTTGAGTTATCCAGCTGCTTGTTGCGGCATTGTATTTTTTAATAAACCAATGTGCGCCTTGATTAACGGTTGTAGTCTTAATCCATACGCTACCAGAAGCATTGCCATTTTCCGATAATGGGTGATCTGTTGCTCTAAATAAAGGTATTTGTGTATGTGGGCTAATTTGTAGTGCTGGTGCTAAAAACTCGCCTGCAGCCAATCCTACTTTTGCTAACACAGACCCTGTTGTAGTAATAGCTACTCCTGTTGAGTATAAATTTAAAACATCATTAACGCTAGAAGCATGTATACCTAATCCGGTAATAGCAGTAGTTGCGTTAATAGCAGTAACTAAAGCACTAAGGCTTGTTACACCGGTCATTGTTACTGCATGACCATTAATAGATAATGTATCTGTAGCTTGAATACTGCTTGGTGATGCAATAGTTCCCATAGCTGTTGGCCAACTTGCTGCCCATGCTGTAGAACCAACTTCTACCCATGTTCCAGCCGCAGTATTTGTTTCGAATTTTTTAAGGTATATTTTGTTTAAATTTGTTGTTGCAACAATTGCATAATCGCCCAATGCACCAAAACTTGATGCAGGGATTGACGTTAGATCATTAGGATCACTTAACAGATTCTTATCAGTAATTACAGTTACAGCTTGAACACTAAATGTTTGGCCGCCACTTTCTGCTGAATCCGCATCCCATTGAAAAACGCCAAATACTGTATCTGCTGTATCTAGCCAGTAAGTCCCATCTGCAGGGTCGCCTGCAGGAGAATCTGCGCTAGGTAATAGTTGTGATGTATCTAGATCAGCACGTACAACATAAGCGCGATTGCTTACACCTAAGAAACTATAGGCTGCTTGTAAGCCATATTCATTTAACTCGCTAGCATTAACTGGATTGTTACTAGCATCAGTTTCAAAGTATGGAATACCAAATGCAGTGCCTAAATCTAATTGACTTGTTAGCAAATATACTTTACCAGCATTTGCTTTTAAGGTACCTGGTGCTGTACCTGTACCAGCAGCATTTTGTTTATTTTCTTGTGATGCTACAATAATTAATGGTACTGTGCCTGGCGCGGCCGGTGTATAGAAACTTTCGTCTACAACGGTAACACTTACACCTGGTGAATTAAGTTGAGCCATATTTTATCTCCACGAATACATGTCTTCTAGTATTTAGTGGATTTTGGCTTTTTATTACTGTTTAATAATATGAAAAGGGCTCTGAAAAGGGCGGTTATAAATATCTATATGCGTCCTTTGTGTAAAAACTGTAACCAAAAGCCCTGTGCTATCAACTATTATAAAGATAGCAAACCTCATTACAGGAAGAAGTGTGATACCTGTTCACGGCAGGCTTATCCAAAGAAGCCTAGGTGGGCCCAGGCCGGTTACGTTAAAAAATTACAATGTGACAAGTGTGCGTTTAAAAGCAAGCATCAAGAACAGTTTAATGTGTTTCACATTGATGGCGACTTAAACAATTGCCGCCATACTAATCTTAAAACAATCTGTGCTAACTGTCAACGTATTATGCAGAAAGAAGGGACTCGATGGCGTCAGGGTGATTTGGTACCAGACCTCTAACCTTAGTAAACAAATCTTCGATACTAGTATCATTATCTAGTATAGCATCAAAATTGGTGCCAACCCAAGCTGTCTCACTAGCATGAATTCCTAACTTAGTAATTTTATCCTTACTTAAGGCCCAGTTCATATTACCAACTTGTCCTC